CTTCTTTTTTCGGATTTCTTCATTCAGTTCTTCTGCAGTTAACCACTTAACAACTTCTTTTTCAGGTTTTCGTCCCATGTAGCCATTTTGTAGTTATTGGTTAAAAATGTTTTGTCTAATACTCTAATAAAAATATTAGCCCTCATAAACTTTTATGTCATCTAAATCCATTGTCCCGAGATTTATTCCCGAAGTAATCTTAAACTGAGTAGGATTCGAAGGTAACCAAGAATCTGTAGCTGTTCCCTTGCTCACCCCATCATAAAACAGCTCCCAATTACCGCTTGAATCTCTCGTTAGTTTAAGCGTATGCTCGTTAGTATCTGAATCCCATGTGAAGCTGATTAACGTAGTATCTCCACCGCCCGCCTGATTCTTAACAAGTAAAACTGCAGGACTCGTTGATTTATTCTGAATATATAGTACATAATAATTGCTCGAATCTTCGTACATGAAATAGGCAAATAGTGTATAATTATCGGTTCCTCCAACAGCAACACGCTGAAACTTAAGCTCCCATACCCCGCCATTGCTGCCATTAAATGTGTTTGAAAAATACCCATCTGCCGAACCTGTAGCTCTTAATTTACCGCTGTTGATTGATAAACCCGCAGTTACCGTCCATGCTGGTCGTAATTGTTTTGCAATAAGCAGTTTATCATCCAATAACAGTATTCCTGGCGAGCGCCTCTCAAGATCTAAATCATCAAAATCATCATATATATGATATTCAGGACCTCTTAAAATATACTGTTTCTTCATCCAAGGCATTAGTTTTGCACCCCCACAACTTTCTCTAATTGAACAGTTGGCTCATTCCCAGCATTTGGAGCTTGAGAACAGTAAGCATAGAGCCTGATTGCCTTAACTTTCTCGTTTGTTGTTACTGCATCCATCACGTCGATGAGCCAGTCGTCAAAGCTCTCTCCTTCTGCAACACTCTCTTCTGAGTCAAGTAAATCATCTTCTGTATCATCAGATTTAACAGCTCTGAGCATGAAGTAAAGAGTACATCCTGATCCTGAAGGATTATTTGCCTGAACGTGGATTCTGTTAACCCATCCAATGAAGTCGTTGTCAGGAGTGACTTCCTGCTTCTGTGTTAGAGCTGTCTCAGTTACCTGAACAGAAGAAGCGTTTCCCTTGTTTAGAGTTCTTCCTGCCAATTCCTTATTTAGATTTGTAATGTCATTTGCAAAAGAATAGTTGGCCCAGTTGTCATACTCTGCAATCGGCTGTTCTCCTGCTGTGTATTTAGCAGATCCGGCAGGTGGCTCAGTTCCAGTATTATCCCATCTGCTTTGCTGAGAGATTGGCATTATACCACCTCTGGAGCACTAATCTGAATAAACTCATTAAGATCTGGATGCTCATCAAGGATCTTTTTTATCTTATTCAGCCCTTCAATCTCAGAATTAAGCTTCTTTATTTGCTCTTCAGCTTGGAATTTACTCTTTCTTGCAGTTTCCAGCTCCTTCATCTTATTCTCTATAAGTTTGTCAATTGCCATAACAACCCCTCATAACTAGACTTTAAAAACTGAAGTCAGCTTAGAGCAGCCCAGCGTAAGTCCCTCCATCTGGATTGCTATTTGCCAGATCGTTATATCCCTTAGTCGCATCTGAAGGCTCGCCTGCTGACTTGCACTCAAATGTTCCCCACTTCTTAGCTGTTAGCCTTACTCCTGCAGGCTTAACAGAATCAAGAATATCCTTGAACTCATCAACTGTGATCCCTGCAGCTTCAAGATCCTGAAGAAAAACCCAAACATCAAATGATGCTGGCTCAGTATCCCATGTCTCCTTGATTGTAGCTCTATCTGTTTGCGTGCTAAGCACTGTAGATATTATTTCCTTGAGTTCTTTTACTGTTGCTGAGCTTGTGTATTGTCTGAACTGTGCTTTCAAACGTGCTCTATAGTGCTCATCTGTCTCTCCTGACAGTCTGCGTGTGTTAAGTAGCTCGCCGAGGTACTCGAGATTCTTTCCTGCCGCATAATCAACAAAATGAGCGCTTTTGATGCCCATTCTGTTGAATGGCAAGTATAGAACTAATCCACCAGAGACATTCTCACCGTTGTAGAGTTGCTGGATTTCTGACTCGCTTAGAGCTCTGTTGTAGATTCGAAGTTCATCGAGAATCCCATTGAGAAACCTGTCTGTTCCTCCCAAACTTCCAACTATAGCTGTTATTGAATTGTCGATACTTCCGTTTATAGCAGTTAAATCACCGCTGTTATCGAGAACACCATCCACATAAACATAACTTGTTCCATCCCTATCAATTGAGAACGCAACGTGATGCCATTCACCATCATTGAAAGTCGTTGTTGTTGGCAGTGATGCATAACCAGATGAATCCTGTATAGTCAAACGAATAGTGTTGTTATTAGTATAAGCAACTTTGTAACCAACATTTCCATGTGCTCCCTTGTACAAAATCATATCCATTGTCGTTGACGGTGTATAGGATGTTTTAATCCGAAATACAATTGAAAAGTCAGAAGTTCCCATATCAAGCGGGTCATCAACAAGAGTGACATAATCATCCACTCCATCAAACTGCAAAGCCCAGCCCCTCTCAGTCCAGATCCACTGACCACCGTAAATCATTCCATGATTGTTGTTGCCGCTCAGATCATATACAGTTTCATCAGTATCAATGCCAACTGATCTGCATAATCCCTCCAAGTCTCCAAATCCCTTATCCAAAATTGAGAGTAACTTGTAGATATTAGAGTCAGATGACTTGTTGAAAGCTGTTGAAAGCTTTGAAATCAGCTCATCAACTGCCATGCTCCACCTCAATTAATTGTAACTGTTATCTTTGCATCATCTGTCTGTGCGATCTCAGTGTCAGCAATTGCGATATTTGAAGTACCAGTAGGTGGAGAGGCTGTGTCGATCTTGACGGTAGCATCAACAACACCCTGGATGTCCATAACAGCAGCTACAACCTTGTTGTAGATTACGTCTTCTCCGATCTCTAAGTTGTTGATGTAAGCTTTCACAGCATCTTTGACATCCTGTTCTGAGATTGCAGTTCCGTCTGAGGTTATGTCAACGTCAGCATAGATGTTTACTGTCGTTGGTCTTGCAAAGTAAACAGTATATTCGTTGCCATCCTGATCATATGCTGTTCCCGAAGTATCTCCATAAGGCCTGATGCCTGCCGGCTTTGAATCAAAGATAGCCTGTGCAACATCGTTGTTAGTTCCACCCATAATAGTGACTCTGAAGGATTTAGGTGGCAGTCCTCCACCCGGTGTGTTATCGTTTATAGTGTCATTCTCCTCTATTTTTGCAGTAGTGACCCCGTCCACAGCCAGAACAGCCGTCTTTATTGCATCGAGTGTTGCTTTACCTAAACCAGAGATCGTTGTTTTTACACGCCACCTGAATGTTTCATCTGATTCTGTGTCTGATCCTCCACTTGTCGGATTTGAGTTCGTTACCGATTCAATTCCACTTACAGGATCCACTATCTTAGTGATCGTGTTTGCTGCTACATTGCCCGCTGAGCCAGCTTCTTCGGCTTCAATTGATGCGTCAACACTTGTGTTCCCTGTCAGCAATGTAACAGCCTCACTTGTTTTGAAAACTACTGATTCATCTGGTGTTGCAACTCGAGTTCCTGCTGGGATAAGGATATCTGATGTTGCTGCTGTTGATCTGCTGAAAGTGACTGTTCCAGTTGCTTTTGTCGCCTGCTTTCTTGTGAATCCGATAAGTGCAGCTACATAGTCAAGACTGCTGCCAGTTGCAAAATCAATATAGCCAGCGTAATAACAATCTTCAGCAAGTTGCCAGACTTCAGCTTCCCTGTAAGCTGCAAGCTGCATAATATAGTACAATGGCGAAGTTTCCGACAGATCTATATCGTCACCGAATTTCTGCTTGGCATCCTGCTTTAGCTCTTCAATAATCACAGAATACGGTTTTATCACAAAACCCGAATCAGTTACTCCATAGCTCATAGCGTTACCTCCATACTAACAGATTCCCCAGAAATGACCGTTAATCTGAGAGTTATAGTTACTTTCCTATCAGAATCGAGATCAGATACCTCAATCTCATCAATTGATTTCAGATAAGAATACCTGCTCAATGCTTTCCTTATCTCAGCCTCAATTAACTTCTTATTGAAGCTTGACTCGAAGATTTTGAAATAATCAACCCCCATTTCGGGATAGAAGGGGTCTGAGCCCTTGATAGTTTTGAGGATAATGCGAATATCTTGGGCTACCTTCTCAGCTCCATCAACCATTTCAAGTCTGTTTAATTGATTGAATACAAGATCGCCTGAAGAATCAAGCTTCAGAGTTTCTCCGTAGCTCATAGTTGTTAGTTTTTAGAGGATAATAAAAAGAAAAGTCAAAGCTTAGCAACTACTAGGGCATCATTGATGTTAAACCTTCGCTTGCTATTCCGCTCAAGTGGATACTTCGAGAAGACAATGAGAACACGGTCACCTTCTTGGATCCCGATGCTAACTGGTGGACCTGCAACATCTCCACTTGGCGTGCTCACAATTTCAGGATCATGGTAGTGTATGTACTTAAGATAAGGGGCTAAGGGAATTTTGAATAGCTCTGTTTCGTCAGGATCCTCAAGCTTCACATTTGCATATGTTTTGTCCTGGAGTAGTTGAGTAACTAGTGCAGTGCAAGCCGTGTAAACACCTTCGAGCTTGAGGTCAATTCTTTCGTTTATCAGCTTGATCATATAGGAACGACCTCCATCTCAGAGAAATACTCCTCCCCTAAACAGCAGTGCTCATACTCAGAAACTTTAAACTGGCCCTTAATTTTGATTGATTCAAGTTTAATGCGAGTGTCGATTGCAGTCTTCCAGATTAGCAATGATTTCAATTTGTATTTTTCTTGTTGCTGGTCCTGTTCGTCTACTCTGCAAACCTCTAAAAGCACGGTATCGCTGCTGATAACTATTGTCTCAGCATACTTCGAATCTTTTGCAACGAAGTAGCCCTTACCGTCTTTAACATAGTACTGGAAATCGGCATCATTGGCAAGTGTATCTAAGGTTTGCATTCCAGAATTCTTGAAAGTCATAGGCTTGGTTGTAATAACGCCAGTTTGCTCGATTTTGCCTACAGGTATACCGGCTTGTTGGAAAACCTGTTTTGCTATGTCACTGAGGTCCGTACCTTCTGGAGTTGTTATCCTGATTTGCTTCTGCAATTCTGTAAGATTGTCAACTGCAACTATCTCTGCTGCTAGGTCGGCCCCCTCAATCGTTAACTCTGCACGCTTCACTGTTCCCTGGAAGATTATCCCATAATCACCTCTATATCCTGCAATAAGAATGAGGGGTGAACCCGACTCGATTGCCTTGATAGTCGATTCACTCAGATTGTAAACAGTAATCTCAGCTGTTGCAGCCTCGTTAGCGCTACCTGTAACTCTAAAGAATATGTCGAGGTCGTCAACAGTCATCACCTTGTTCGCTATGTGGAGCTCGTAATAACGATCAAACAATCTCATGTTTGATTCTCCTCGAAGAGCCAGATTTCCAAATCATCTTTCTCGATCTTGCGAGGAAGGATCGTGAAGAGCACTTCATAAGTAGTCGGATCCTTGACTTCCCTCGGGTTATCCTTGACAAGCTTCTCGTTGAAAATTATGCTCTCATCCTCAGCCCTTACAATCTTCAGCACAGGAAAGTCATTCAAGTTCCAGCTGTAGAAGAGAGTATATGCTTTGCCGGAAATGATCACTCGCTGCCATTGAGGATATCCTAAATCAATATCCCAAGGAAGGAGTTTAATAGTCGACATTATCCACCTCCAAACCAGCTTAAAATAGAATCGAGCCAGCTCTTATTCTCCTGTTTCTCTAAAGAATCTGAAATTTCTTTTTCTTGGGTTCCTGCAACAGTTCCACCCGGAACATCTTCAGTTAATGGGATATCCTCTAGTATAATCAGTTCTGTTCTGAGTTCAACAGTTTGAATTTGCTTAAGAGTGATTGTTACTGTGTAGTTATTCTCGTACTCTCTTTCCACTTCAAGCGATTCTACGACAACATTCTCATAAATTCCACGTTCATCTGCTAAATCAACATCGAAAATTTGCTTGCTATTCCTTAATTCTTTGATAAAAGCAAGTTCTTCTTCGTTTGCATAAATTTCAAGATGAAGTTCTACAGGTTCTGGCTTAATGTGGTCCGCTACGAGGAAGCCTGACTCAACCCTGTTCTCCTGAACTGTATTTTTAAGGAGAACTCTACCTGTGACTGTTGCCCTGAACTCCTTGCCAGCTATTGTTGCATACATACTCGGTAGTCAGTTCGAGATGATAAAAAGAAAAGTCAGGTGATAGTGTAGCAGAGTGCGACACTTTTATTAACATAGCTGTCGCACTTTGCGACATGACAAGTAAAAGTGTAAGGGTTGATGAAGAAGCTTACAGTATAGCTCTGCAGTATGGGAAAAACCTGAGCGAGGCGATAAGAGTAATGCATAGTCTAATTGAAGAGTTCAGAAACCAAAAATTTGACGCCGATGATCTTGCTAAAAAGATATCTAGGTATTTGTATGATGACTTGAGTTCTCATTTAGAGTACTTACTGTCGAGGTAGCTCAATTTTATTTCCTAGGGCTTTCCTCTTTTTTTTGTTCTACTGTGATTTCTGCTAATTTAATGAATGCTCTACCTTCATGATTTTCAATTAATTTAACACATGCAGTCTTATCGAAAGTAATAGTAGTAGCATGAAAAACCGAGAGTACAAGATCTTGGAGTGTTTGGTCACTTTCGAGTTTATCTACCTCTAGACCAATTCTCTGTGCCTCACCTATGTTTATATGTCTACTATGGCTTTTAAAATAGTCGTAATTACATAAAGTATCTGAAACAGCTTTGGCAAGTTCTTCAGCGTCTTCTCTCCCACTAAACATATATTCTTTCAACCATTTATAAACAAGCTCTTTTGAAAGTTCTGTTGCATTAAAAGACTCTGTAAGCAAAGAAGGACCATATTGTTGTAGGATAGGGACCCATGATCCTAAACTCTTTGGATTGTTTTCACATTCATATTTTGCTCTATTGAACTGATCAAGAATAGCGCCAGCCGGAACGGATCTTCTGCCGAGGGGTGTTTGCAAAATTAATTGTGGATCAATAGGGCCGAGAGAGGAATGCTTTCCCATTATTATTTTATTTGCTGCACAAGCCAGCATTGTAGCCGCAGACATTGCTGCTTGTGGAATAATGACTCTAATATCTTTAAACTTACTTCTAAGATAAGACACGAGAGCCTCTGTCGCTCCTGGCAATCCTCCAGGGCTATGGATAATTAAATCAAGTTCATCTCCACTAAGACCATATATAGCTTCCATGAACCCTTGGATATCTTCTTCTGTGATTGTTATAAGTTCTGGTGGAAGTGGGTGGGGTTGAGTCCAATTTGAGGCATAAATAATTGTATTCCTTCCAGTGTGTCTGTAAAGCTGAGTTAAGTACTTTCTTCTTACAGCATCGCATGGACTTGGAGTGGCTTTCTTGCCTTGTTTAGCTAATTTACTCAACTTTCTCTCTTCATTTGCTATTTCTCTTAATAATTCACCCCAAGATGGCAAATTTGCACCTCAAAATGAAGAACTATCAGAATTCGTAGCAAAATAATGTTCCTCTTTTAACCATACTCTACCTTCTTTAACTCTTTTATCAATATCGCTGTAAAGTTCCATAAGGTCTGCTATTCCGGGCATCTTCATTGCCTTCTCTAGTAACTCATCATATTCTTTATCATAAGCCATAATACCAGTTAAGCTTCTAAGTATTTAAAAATTTACAAAAATTGTAGGATTTTGAATAATTATAACAATCAATATCCGTAAGTTGCTAAATCTTCAGTGAAGACTTTCCTTACTGCTTTTCTTATGGTCTTTTCATCTCCCTTCTTAACATTGATCTCAATTTTTGGCACATGGATTGTTTTATGTTCTATTCTATTTGATGAGATTGCTGTTCAGGAGATATTCATAGCTCTTCGGCAAGATGCTCACACGAAACCCATGTTTGTGGCTCTTTTTCCCAGTATTTGTAATAATATTCGAGTATAGCCTTCCTTATCTTCTCATTGAGCATGATGAGATGCTGCCTTGCAACACTCATAAGAGTTGCGTTTTCTCAAGAAAATATAAATGAGGGTCAGATCCCAACTGTAACGTCATCCCCTTGCAAGAGTCTGTCTGTACAATACCCGCCTCTGGATTTCCTCCTGATGCCTTGCTATCTCGATGCCGAGGCGCTTAACTCTGTCAAGACTGTCAAGCCTGACATTGTCGAGATTCACAACGACATTTGCTTTGACTCCCCCCATGTTTATGCTTGATGACGATGGTATAATTCTTGGGATACTTGAGGTAATAGTTTTAGCTGTTGTGATGCCCAACCCAACCGGAGTAAAAGCAAAAAGCTTTTGCAACATCTCTATTGCCCATTTTATCCTGCCAACGAGCCAGTCAATACCTCCTCTTATTGCATTAATTACTGCTAGTGTTTTGTCTCTGATATTAAACCAATTATGGACCCATGCATGTTGCAACAATAGAACACTTCCAACTATTCCCATTATAGCCAATGTTATTGGATTTGTTAACATTGTGATAGCAAGTCCCCTGAAGGCTATTGCTGCTCTACCTATTGCTGGAATAACTCGAGCTGTTAAAACAGTTGCAAAACGTGATTGAGCTATCGTATTCCAGACTGTTAAATCCCTCACCCATTTCAATGCTGAGGCTAGCTTAACAGCAGCATAACCTCCAATACCAACCATAGCTGTACCCAGCAACCCATAAGCAACAGCAGCTCCTAGAATTGGTCTATCGTCAAGCCACTTAACTAGCTTACTGAAAGCTGTTGCAACTTTGGCTATTGGAGGTAACAAGTAAGAACCTATTGTAACCGCAGCATCATCCAGTGCATTTCTGGCCTGTCTGAGCTTGACAATATTCTCGCCCATGATCTCGTTTTCCTTACCAACTATGTCAACATACTGGTTCTGAATTGCAAGCATGATAACTCGCTGCTTCTGCTCTGCTGTAAGCTGAGATAATCGTTTACCATAGAGTTTCATTGATTCCTCCATTACAGCATTCTCCCTTAATTGTAAACCCATCCTCTCAGCAAGCTCAGCCTCTCCGTATTTCATAGCCCTTACCATTGCCATGAGTGCAGTTGTCAGGTCTTCCCCATATATTGCAGCTCCAGATTGAACATACGGAAGTAATTGTTCAAGTTCCTCTCTTGTTATCCTGTTAGCTTTAGCATAGGCAAGCATGTTTGCAATGTCTGATTTGGAGAATAATCCGGTTCTGCCGAATCTATTCATTACATTCAGGAAATACTCGTATTCCTCTCGATTATCTCTTGTCAATGCTCTAATTTTTGCCATAGCAGACTCGTATTTTTCTAACCTCCACATCACTCCCCCAATTGCAGCAGAAGCAGCCAAACCAACATTTCTTAGATCTTCAGCGTGTGACTTAAGGAAAGCTCCAGCTCTCTGCATTGATCTTCTAACTGCATGAGAGTATTCCTCTACTTTCCACTTCAGCTTAACATAAGTGTCTGCAAGTCTCCTTAACTGAGCATTCTGGATTGATGCGACTCTTGTAACGTCTTTCTGTATCTTATCAGCTCTGTCCATCATTGTAGCAAATGCAGCCATTGCCTGCTCTGTGTTCTGTGTTGATTTGCTTACTAGGTCCATTCTGCTCTTTGTTTGATCTGCCATTCTCTCTGCTCTTTTTAATGAGGCAGAGAGTTTGTCATTAAGGTTGAGAGTTATAAAGAGGCTACGGATATTTGTCATAGCAATATTTTTATTTTGAAGATATAAAAAGCAAAGTCATGAGAAAGTTTGCAGGTTTGCTAATTCTAATTTTCATAGTTGCAGGGTTTGTAGCAGGGTGTTCTGAAAATAAATCTGCCACTTATAATTATCTTTCGCAGTATGGAGAGGTTAAAATAGATCAAATTTCGGAAAGTAACGTTGATATTCGTCTCGTTGTTAATGATTTATATCTTCAAGGGTTCTCACCACCAGATGTGTGTGTGGATGTATTTGTCCAGTTGCATCAAGACTTTCCAAAAGCAAATAATTTCAAGTGTGAAATCTATCAAGATCCCCAAAACCATGTTATTGCATACTATGATGCCAAAGACCAATATTTATCGTTCAATTTTAAGTATTTTGGAGGTTATTCTCGAGACACTTACAAAGCAACTTGGAAGGATCTTGAAAAAGTATCTAAAAATGAAATCTTGCTTGGAGATCTTCCACAGTAGCTACCTATAGCATCTCAACGTAATCTCCACGTCTTACCATCTTAATTTTATTCCCAACTCTTTGGAAAGTTGTTGTCCACTTCTCTGATCCACTTGGAATTGAAATATCTGGATCATGAACTTTGGGTATCATCTCATTCTTTAGCTCAAAGTACTCAATGTAAGCCCTGATTTTCCTCATTGGCCATTTACGAATAATGTCAATGTCAATTTTAAGCGTCTCTGATAAGAAATACAGGAAGAACTCCTGTTCTACTGACTTACGGATTTTTTTACTTCTTCCTCGCTAAGTCCGCAGATTTCTTCTATTTTTTGGACCAGAAGAGCCTTAACACCACTGAGCTTTTGTGGATTTTCAGCGATAATTTTGGGCTCTATTACAGCTTTTGAAATTAACGAGTTTGCGTATTTTTTAGCATCGAGCTTTCCTTCAGCAGTTCTTGAATCATGGACTATCCCTATATATTCGTCTCCTGTAAGCTCTCTGATTTTAAGTTTCTTGCCCATTATTTCAACTTCGACAGGTTTCTCAGAAACAAACCATTCTTGTGGTACATTTTTTGCCATGCTATCACCTATAATAATTCAACTCTTTTTCAAGCTCTTCCAATTTCTTTCTCAATGTTCTTTCCTCTTCTTCAGTTATTCTCTTCTCTTCTAGCAGTTCTTCGAGTAATCCACGCATTGCGTCTACCTTAGCTTCAAGAATTGCAATTCTTCTTGTGGCACTCATGTTTGGAAGCTCTGAGATTTTTATCTCTGGCAGCTTTGGGAGTTGTCTCCGGAGCAGATAATTCATAACCCGGACCGGTAGTGTAACCTGATTCACGTATTCTTGAAGAGCTCTGAACGGAGCCATTGTCTGATTCAGTAATCTTACAGCTTCCATCACACTTATTTCTCTATCTTTCATCTCATTTGCCCCCACATCCTTCAGCATCCATATACCTCTCCAGAGCCCTCTTCACTTCATCGCTCAAAGCTTTCATAAGTTTTCCATGTCTCTTTAACACGAATTCCTTGAATCTTTGACCAGTCTCTTTCTCTACTCTCAATATTTCCATTTCTGCCATATTTGGGTATCGAGACGTCTTAATATTTAAAGCAAAGTCAAGAAGAGTATAAAAAGAGAAGTCAGATACGTCTAGAAGATAAAATGCAAAATTAACCCTGCTAAGAGCCCAGAGAATAAACCAACTATAAACTCTCTAGCTGTAACAAATGTTTTAGCCCTCCACATAAAAGATTCAAATTCTTCAAGCTTATTGTGATCTATATTACCCAACAATTCTTTACCTATTTCAATAGCTTCTTTATAACGTTCAAGCGAAGCAAGTGGGTTTATTCCAACATTCTCCATTTCTATTCTTCGTGCTTCTTGTGCTGCACTTTTGAATTTTGTATATTTAGCTAAGAACTCCCCCTCAGTCATATTAACACCAAACTTTCTTTTGTACTTATCCTTACCAATTTTATCTAGGTCTTCTTTCATCAGTGTCCAAATCATCTTATAACAGTCAAGGCAGGACCTAATAAGGTGATTGCGTGCTTTAGCGAGATTATCTTCCCTAGCAGCCTCATCGATCTCATCATTAAAATACTGCATTATATGGGTAAATGTATTCTCAATTTCAAGCAAAATTTCTTGTGGTTTATCTGATAAATATCCCACCAAATCAGAATAGGCAGGGAGGAATTCCTCCCTAAACAACTTTAAATAATCATCAAAGTTGTTATTCGTTTTCATTCAAATACCAATCTCTGTTTATTATCGAATCTTTTGTTTATATCGTATTGCTTTTTTGAATCTCTTATTTATACCATATTTTCTTATTTTAAATATATTACCTCTCCCACTACTTACAACTCTGCTTCCAACTTTCACTACTTTTAATTTCCTACCAATCTTATTCTCAACTACTTTGTCAATTTCTTTTGTGCTATGAAAATTTCTAATATCTACACCATATTTCTCTTCAAATAAGACAGTCTTTCGCCCTGCCATCGTCACCTCCCACCTGGCCGGCGTTACACCTCCACCCCATTATAAAACCAGACTATATTTAAAGTTTTTGACATTATTATTATATTAATTTTAAATTCTACACATTGCATATTTTATCTTGTTCTATGAGGGATATAAAAATTTCTTTACAATTTTGTATTACATAATTCGGAATTTTGGAATATTGTATTACAAAATTGATTTTAATATGACATATCGATATGACATATTTATTTTCATCATCACACTGGGTTCGATTTAAGGGCTAAATAAAATAGAATCACATATAAATTAAATTAACTCCACTTCCTCTCCACTCTCAACGCCAAGCCCTCAATCGTAACCTCCGGAGCTTCATCGCTTATTTCTGCAGGTTTGATGCTCTTAATTATTGCATCATAGCAGTTAATTGTCAAGTTTGGCGTGGCAACTGTTACAGTTATGATCTCTTCGTCGTTGTACGTCTCTTCGAGCTGATTTAACGCATCAGATGTTATCCTGCACTTGAGAGACCATGTGGGCTTCTCTGCTTTAATGTTGTAGCCTGCTACTCCATCAAACGCTTCAATATGTGATATCTCTTTTCCAGGATCTGCTTCGAATCCTAAGAACTCAGTGATCTCAACCCCTCCAACATGCACGGAAATCTCTTCAGCCTTCCATTTTTTAACTGCCATCACAACCACCTCACACCTGTATTGTCAAATTCAAGCTGAACTCATGAATATCTCCTGCAAGCGTCGCTGTAACCTGTACTCCAGTAAGTTTGCGGTTCTGCCTGTCTGCTTCAGGAATTGAGTCAAGTGAAGGCATTACAATGTCATAGCTGCTTAAGGCTCCATCCCTAACCATTGACTCGAGAGCTGATGCAATAGCCCCTCTAACATATTCAAGCCCTGCATCACTCCAGGGAATTTTTGCCATCCTGAGTCTTAGATTTGCAATTGAATCCTGTATGGCAGTAACAGTGTAGTACTTCGTCCTCGTAATATCAATGAACTTAGGATCTCCCCCGGTTGTCAGACCGTTTGATATTCTGTTTGCTCCTGCTAAATTCAAAATGACATTTGCTTTACCACTTTCCAGAGTTGGCACATCTCCAGGGGCAAAATACTCGTCCACGTCGGTATTTATAGCCCGCCAAAATGCTGTCTCCCATGGCTTAAGTGCCATGAGAACTCCAAGAGCTGCTGCAGCTACGTCTTCCGTTGTATCAGAATCGTTGTGAGCTAAGAAGAACCCATTTGAAGAAGATAAGTTTCCTACAGCTGTAGTAATTGTACTCACTGAGTCTCCATTAGCGTTGGTAGCAGTAAAGATTACGTTATTTGAGTCAGCAAATGACTTAAGCTCTGCAAGAAGAGTTGTATCTGTAATTCCTGCACAACAGACACCATGAATCTCCTTATTTTCAGCATACGAGGCTAATGTATTCAAAGCTGTCTGAACCTCCGTAGCTGTTGGACTTCCAGGAACTGCCGCATCAATAGCAACTGCATAGAGCCTTCTTATCCCCTGTGCGAAAATTGCCTGAGCTGCTTTGTAAACGTTAGAGGTTTCACCGTGATCTGTTTTGACAGCATCAAGACTCGCATACAGTTTGGGAGAGTTCTTTGAAGTGTAATCAGATTCTCCAACAACTGCTGGAGTGCCCCATTCTATTGCCGCTCTGGTTACTTCCTCAGTTACAACATTTATTGTTATTGCATCTCCTATATCTGGACACATGATTAAAGCTCGCTGAGGAAAGTATTTAAACAAAAGTCAAGTTATTCTTTTCCTTCAATAGGCTCTAACAAAATTATTTTGGCTTTCTTATAAGATAAACCGTCACGGGAATATAAAAAGAAAAGTCAGAAAACGGCGTGCTTCCCCTATCACCTACCCAACCCTCAGCACGCTCCGATGCATCGGAAGCCGGTGCCCGGATTTGAACCGGGGATCTGAAGGTTACAAACCTCCCGCATTAAGCCACTATGCTACACCGGCTTAATATCAGGTGCGAGCTCCTCAACTCTTTCCAACAGTGGTTTTATTATATCTACTAACTGGAAGAATTCATCTTCAGTCAGAGTCATCTGCTCGATTGAATAACCACCTTGCAGCTGATAACGTGTTTTGATGATGATCACAGCTTCAGGATTCTTATCATCTCGTATAATGGTGATATCTACATCTTTATTTTCATGAATTCTTATCTGGCTGTGGTATTCAAATCTCCAACCCTCCATCACTGCACCTCTGTTGTGTAATCAACTTCCTCTATGGTTGTCACGGTCTTCTGGTACTCTACAACGTATCTCAGGAGGATGTCAAACTGCCTTCTCACTGATTTCTCTGCGAGATATGTTAAATCGTTGATTTCAGATCTGCCAACGACCTCGATGCTATCAATTGCTGGGAGATCTCTGAGGTACCACACGAGCAACTGGTCCACATAGGCATCAATGATATCTGCAGCTGGAGTATTGATATCATTTTGAGCATGCACATTGATTGAAAGTGTTATCTGTGCTCTCTCTCCCTTGGTGTACTGGATGTCCGGGTCTACTATCTCCTTCTTGAAGAGCTGGTTTACTGGAGAATGACGCTCATCTCTTCTATCAGCAAAATAGCGAAGTGTTACAACAATTGGACTATCTTCTAACTTATCAGAAACGTTAATGCGGTCTGCATAATCAATCCATGCTTGATATTGAGTTGAATCAATTACAACAGACTTGGGAAGACTTTGGAAGATTTGATTTTTAAGATCAGAAGGGAGCATTCATCACCTCCAGAGTGCTGAAACTATAAATGCAATTACAGCCGCAGCACCCAGCACATAAGCTTTCCATCGTTCTAGTCTCTCGATGCGTTCCTCGTGATTGTCCAAACGTTTGCAGTGAATGTCAAGCTTGTCAAGGATCATCTTTGTTCTTTCATCAATCCTGCCGAGCATTTCACTGGTCTCTGTATCCTGCATAATGGTAATCTTTCAAAGCTTTTAAATAGCTAAATCAGATATCGCTCAAGCTCTTTGTTTATTTCTTCAATAATAAGCTGTTCAACTTTCTCTTTCTCAAGGTCAAAAATCAGTCTGAAGAGAGGGCGTTCAGGTATATGCTCCGTACCAAATTCAAGGAAGTGTGCAACAAGGCCTCTCTCGTGGTTGAAAATTCCTACTTTAACAACCTTGGGGATTCTACCCTCGACAGTATAAGTTATTAGCTGGAATAAAGAGCCAGTATGTACCCATATCTTATCAGGATTCATGTAGCTTTTAGTTTTCATCTTTCTTCGAATTGTTGCTGGTTTCAGTGGCTTCCATCCCGACCATTGTTTTCTAATCATTTCAGTAAGCTTGGCCTGTAAATGGCTTCCAACCTTCTTAGCTACTCTTTCCAGAATAGCATCAAGATCATTCAACAGTTTGGGAATATTATTAATGTCTTTGACTGTCATTTACATCTTCTTACACAACTAACATTAGATTAGCTTCCTCATCAAGTACCAGTAATAGACAAGTTCCCATAAGCTGTCATGGTCTCTTGCGTATTCTCTGTACTGAGCCTTCCATAATTTTGGTAGCCAGTAAATAAAATCAGGATTTCTCATCATATCGTCTGCTAACAGCTTTTCTGTGTGCAGCAGCTCATGCCATATCCTTAACCCTAATATCAAAGTGTTTTCCCAGCCGAAAACAGCAACACCCACACGACTGTCCCAGCAACCACCAGCTTTCTTAACTTTTCTAACAGCTCCATCAATGATTGTCATTTCATTACTTTGTTTCGGAAATGGAAAGTTCTCCCAGCCCTCAAATCTCAATTCTTCAAATTTTGATTCATTCCATTCCTCTATTGAAAATCTCCAGTACGATGGCACAAGCTTAAGTGCTCTCAGGATTTTATCTCTGTCGAGTGTTGGCTCAATGTAAACTTTGATTCTCTTGCCGATTTCGTTGTCGTTATCGTTGTCTTTCCTGCCCACGTTTTCTTTCTCTTTATCGCAATCGCAAAGTAACCGCTTTAGAAAATTAAGCAGTCTCATTTTTCAAAGCATCAATTATGTCCTTGCCTTCCTTGATTATCTCCCGAACTTCCTCCTTCGTAATCTCGTCATCTTCTACAGCATTGCTTATCGCTGTCAGAAGCTCAGCACTTTCCTTGAGCAATCTCTTTGCTTTCCTCCACTTTGCAGCAAATCCTGCTGCAGTGAGCAAAGATATTCCCAAACCAGCTGCATAAACTATTATATCCTCCATGAACAAATATTTTGAAAGTTAAAATAAAAACGAAAGTCAGTTTTGCTGCAGTAGATCTGATACTTTCTTCTGACACTCTTTAGAACAGCATATCAAAACGAGTTTATCGTACTTCTTCTTGAAGGAAATAAGTAAATCCTGCTTTTGCTGGGGTGTCATAAGAACTTTGTTTGAGCAGAATGGGTTCATACAGGGGACTTCTACCACTTCTTGACTCAATTGCATCTTAACATTAACCGCAGCAAGTAAGTTTTTGAGAGAGGCCTCATCAAGCCTTGTCCATTTTTCTCTTCTCTTTTCACCTTCACGATATCTTTTGACAAGATACCATTTTCCATGTTTCTGTCTTAAATAATTCTCTACGCTTTTTGTCATGGTGGCAACCCTACACTTCAATTATTTCCAGATTATTCTTATTATACAACCTTAAACTGTGAGAAAGAGTAGTGGCAATTTCCCTGAGCTTTTTTCTCTCCGAATCAACTAAATTTTGTTTTAAGATTGCAATTTCATTGAGGTATTCGTCAGGATAGACTCTCTGCTCAGCATAGTCGATAACAACAGCATGTATGAGAAAGTTGATGCGTTGCTTCTTGCATGTAGCTCTGAGAGAACAGTCCGCCATGCAAAAACCATTGTTTTCGCATATATGTATCTGCATTGAATAATAACTTATTTTAAGATTAATTATGATTTCGATTACAGCAAAATTAAACGACAACGAATCTCTTCTTCTCGATTGTTGTTTTTGAGCCAAGTACTGCAGTGCACTCTGAGTACCACTCCCCTTGATTGGCTTCTGAAGGTATATCATACTCAGCTCTGTAAACTCCAGTTGCTTGTTTAGTCATATTCCCATCGTCAACAGTATTCCCTGCAGAATCCACTATTTTGTAAGTAGCAGAATCCGGATCCACAAGATTATCATCTTCATCGTAAACTCTCATCTCAACGATGTATGTCTCTCCCCTGTCATAATAGTCCATCTAATCACCACCTCCCTTATTCTCTAAAATCAGCTTGAGAAAGTGCTTATTTACAATAACAAGATTCAGAGGATGCTTATTCTCTAATACTAATCTCAGAATCTTCTCAACAAGCAATTGAGATGTAACTACCTCAATTGAAGTTGCAGCATCTGAGATTGTCAGTATTTTGTCAACAAGTGTAATATCTTCTGCTGTTAAGCTGTCTGTGACATACAGTATTTTATTTACTCTAACTAAATCACTTAATGCTCCAGTCTCTTCTATTTTAAGTTGCTTGTCTGTCTTTATTGAATCCAAACCAATAGCAGAATCTAAAATCTCAACCAGCTTGTACTTCAGAACGTCTATTGTCTCCGAGCCAGTAGCTGAGTCTGTGATTATGAACAGCTTGCCTGCTGTTATTGCATCTACACCTGAGGCTGCATCAGATAGCGAGAAAGTCTTATCTCTTAAGAGTGAATCAATTCCTATACCGATTTCTGCTAAAACTAAGTTCTTATCAGTCAAAATCTGCTCTAAACTGCTACCAAGCTCGCTTATCTTTAATGTCTTGTTGACTTTAGCTATTTCTACCCCTGCTCCTGATTCTGTAATCGGGAATGATTTATCTCTGAGAACTGAGTCTGAAGCTACTCCTGAGTCTGTTACTGTTACGTATGTAATTCCAACTGAGAATTCCTGTAGTATCCTTAGCTGACCATAGCTCCAGTAGCTCCCCTTCGTAAATGATTGACCGTATGACCAGACTATCGTTGTCATGTTATCGAAACTTCACCGTTAAACCAGACTACCTCATCTCCATCTTCGTATTTCTTGAGATAACCTCTCACGTAGATGTCCCCTGCCTGTGCTGGTGTGAATGTAACTGAAAAGTCTGTCCATGTATCGTTTGCTGTTAAAACCTGAGTTGATTTTGCTGTTGTTGTGTGTGTTCCTGTAGTTTGGTCATAGTATTCAACCTCAATGTAAAGCTCATCGGCAGTTGGAAAAGAAGCCCATCCAGAACCCCTAACTGCTACTGTAACAGTATGTTGTGCTGCTGTAACGTCTGTGATTTTCCATTCAAAAACCTCAATATACGTAACATCATTAACATAGGAGTTGGGTGTAACTCTCATTGAGCTATCTGCATTACCTGTTTTGATGGTTGTGTCTTTCTCGATTTCTCCGTGTGGCATTAGAACTTTATGATTACCAGTCGTACCATTGTAATCTTCAAAACCAAGTTTAGTATATTTCGACATTGGATTACTGAAATTAATCGTACTAATATCAAGACTACAATCTTTAGCTTTTAAATCAACAAAATATAATAGGTTGAGGTCTCTTGTAACATTATTATTAAAACTACATCCATATAATTCAACAACAGCATGAGATATAAGCATACCAGAATAACTTGTAGGAGCATTATCAAATTTACAATTTATGAACTTCGTATAACCCCTATTGATATTAACAGAATCTCTTGCCATGCCTCCATTAGTTCCAAATTCACAATTAATAGCCTGAACATTACATTGATAGCCAATACTTAATGCATTTCTGGCTTTAGTTGTCCCAGTATGATATGAATTAATATTCTCAAACAAACAGTCAGCAGATTGAACACCTGTGCCTATCTGAGCACCAGCTGTATTACCACTATTCTTTACATCAAAATCTTTGAAATGCCAATAAAAATCTCCACTTAAAGCGAAATAATATGCGCTCTCATTAAAATCAATTATTGGTTTATTCCCAGTATCATATGCACTCTGCCAGCTATTTGATGTGTCATCGTTATCCTCGTCAGGATCCCATCCTCTCAAAGTTATAGGATTTCCAAAACTCCCATCACTCAAAAAATAAATATTCGATGTATCTTGTACCCATGTTGTATTCCATTTAAGAACTCCTACATCACCCGGACTCCTCGCTTCATTTGTAAACTTGTTTATCGTTTTCCACGGAGAATCGGGAGATGTTCCGGTGTTTGAATCATCTCCATTTGTGTAATCAATGTAGTATTTTGTCATAGTCCGTATTTAGTCTTTAATTTACTCACAAATTCATCTCTTACTGCTTTTATCTTCGTTTGTTTGTTTTGTAATGATGTTTCATCGTCTTTGTGGATCATACCATCCTTGAGCATATTTGAGATTCTCTTGTATTTTCTTGTTAGCCACTCACCCTTTCCCATCAATTCCTCCAAATCATTATACAACTCTACCATTTCTCCTACATCACTCGTCTTTCTTATCCTTCCCAATATTTCCTTCGCTACCGATTCTACCTCTGAATCCTCGAATGCTTCTTCTCCTGTAAGAATCCGCTTCCATTCAGGGATTATCATAACAATCAAAAAATTAGCTCAGAGTTATCTCAAGAGTTACAGTCCAAGTCTCCCCGCTTGCCTTGGTTCCCTTGCTGACTACTTTTCTGTTCAGATTTATTGCTGAAGCTGAATGCTTAACTGTAAACTCTTCCCATGCGAAATTTCCCGTGTTTCCGTCAAACGTTGATCTGAAGCTCACGGTCTGCCCGCTCACAGAAGGATATCCGCTGTCCATTCCCACATAAGCAGTGTTTGTTCCTACCAAGTCCGTCTGTGTAGCATCTTCTGCTGTTGTGCCATCTCCAACACCTATCTGGGCGTTTGTGCTGTCGAAAACGTTGAGCCAGCTATAATCTGCTGTGATGCTCGCTCCTGATGTTGGGGCTGCTGCGAATGTGACGCTTATCTCTCCTGTCACATAGTTTATCGTACCTGAACCGCCTGCTGAGCCTGTAAGCGTTCCATCTCCGTTGTCTGTGAATGTTTCTGTACCATCCGTTACCGAAACTGAACCGGGTTTAACGGGTGTATTTGCAAGCGTGGCTGAGAACGTTGTAGCAGTTCCGTCGCCTGTGCCGATAGATTCGCCTGAAACTGCCCTATAACTGCCAATTACAAGATTCCAAATTTCTGTTATCCCTTCGTTTAATAGAATATTTCCCTTCTCTATGTCTATTTCTCTAAGTGCATGCGGATTCTCTCTTAGTACTTCTTCAATGCTTGCTCCTGCCTTCAGTTTCTCAGCTATTTTACCGTCGGGATCTCTGAATTTGTAAATACTCCATACTGTATCGTGTTTCAAAACTTCATTTAACTGCATGAAGTAGTTAGCCTTCAAGGAAAATATAAAGAAAAGTCAGCCCTTACGCTTTAGCAGAAACACCCTTCTTGTTATCTGATGTTTTGAGAGGAAGTTGTAATTTCTCTCCTGCTCTTTGACGATCCATTCCGTTACCGAGTTGTCAGGCTCCGTGATCCTGACTATATCTCCGGGCTTGATATCCGCATCCGTGTACAGACGTCGATCACCTATTGAGTATTCGCCTTCAGGGAGCTGTTGCAGTAACTTGGCAGTGATGTCTTGTATATGCCCCTTGATCTCTGTAACTGTTTCGGATCCGGGGATATATTCACCGGTTGACTGGTTAGTATAACCCTCTGCAATTTTAACGAGCTGAATCGTATAGGGATAATCAAAATCAGTAATTGTCATAAACTGCTTCAAGTGGGTCTTGTAATCTTGTTCTTATTTCTTCAAGCTCAGTCTTCCACTTCTCCACCTGATTCTGCAGGTCAACGTAGTCAATGCTTACATCTCCCTCTCTGATTGACTTGACCGCTCTGTTCTTAATCCTACCAAGAAAAGAATTTACCAGATAAATTGAAGCTAAAAGCTTGTGTGCTCTTTTGCCTGAAGTTGAATCAACACTTATCCCATCTCTTTGTAGAAGATCTGAAGCTTCATCGAGGGCATCTTGAATCATTGGGTCCTCAAATAAATAAGGTGTCTCAGTGTCTCCAATCTGTAACCTGACATCGCTAATAGTTGCAGCCATGTGCCCTCTCAGCCTATATTTTCCATCTCCTTAGGAAAATATCGTGATTCGTGATTACTCCTTAACTTCTTCTGATTTAACAGGAGCAAGATCAATGAGCACGAGGTTACCAGACTTCAGAGCATGCCTAACAGCAGGGCTCTGGTCTTTTTCATTGACTGGAATCTCCACAACATCTCCTCTCTTTGCAACGAAATCCCTAGTTTCAATAACTGTTGCTCTTACTTCAGCTTTTACGGTTTTTTTAGGCATAGATATCACCTCAAAAAATTAATTAGGCTTTGAGTCCATTGATTACGCAGATTAACTCCGGTGAATCAATGACTGGCTCAGCCATTGCGAATACGAAATATCTGTAGTCAAGCAATGGATTGCCCAAGTTATCTCCCTTAACTGGAACAGTTGTCAGTGGGATTGATTCAGCAGGATATCCCACATCTCCTCTTCTGAGAACAACCACCTGACCATCATCGTTCGGATCAACTGCGTTGTCTTTTGTTATCCTCAATCCTGCAAGTGCTGGAAGTCTTCCTGTTTCTACGACCTGTGACTGCAGATAGTTGTTATTTCTGACAACATCGAATTTCAATAGTCTCTCATACATAGCTGAGCTCATGATCACATCTGTTGCTTCCAAACCATCAGTTGCATCATAGATTAATTTCTTAGCATGCTCTAAATCACTAATTGGATCTCCTGTTGTAGTATCGGTCCAGTTTGTACCATCGAATGTGTTTATACCGGAAGCATTCAAGATTTCATAGAAGATCAGATCATCTTCGAACCTTCTCATCCTGTAAACAGCTCTGTTAATCTTCCTGCCTACAGTTTGTATTCTTGCCCACCTGCGCTCCATCAGTGTAACATCAAAGTAAGCACCGTATGGCCTGACTGGCTTGGCCTTCTTTGCCCACTTGAAGTCAATTTCCGGAAAACCGCCTTCCTCAGTTATCCAGTCGACGTTGCCGACTATGTCCTGTTCTTCTATCCAAGAAACACTATCTCCCTGAATTGGCTGTGGAGTTCCAAGTAGCTGTCTGCCAATCAGTGTTTTCTCATAGACCTGCTTGACTCTTGCCACAATCACTTCAGGTTGTAAAGCTGGATGATCCATATATCCGAGCTCAATTGTAGAGTAGGGGCTTGGATTTACATTAGACACTTTCACCACCTCACACCAGTATTAGAACCTCTTCTCCGTCAGCTCCACCCTTCCAGCAAAGTCCAAAGAAGTCCCTTGCATCCCATGCAATTGTGTATGTTGCAGTTCCGCCTTCATCAACATCCTGGCTTAATGGGTCGAGTTTCACAGCTTTGTTGCCTGTGATTTTAACCATATCTCCCGCAGAGATTGTTCCATTCGCAGTTGCCTTAATACAAGCTTTGAACCTCGTCAATACTGCAACTCTGTGCCTGCTATCAAGCCCGTCTGGGGCCTGATTCTCGTGGATTGATGTCTGTAATACACCAATTCCACTCCCAGTCGATGATATCTTTACTGTCTCATCGCCAGCAATCTCAACAAAGTCCCCTTGTCTGTAGTAGTAGCCCTCCGAATCCTTGGTTTGATTTGTGTCAACTTTAGCAGGTAGGGGCTGCTTCGTTAAATCGTAAACAACAGGGCTTGTTGGCTCAGCCATATCAGTTCACCTCCTCCTCTACAGGACCAAAATACTTCTTGGCGAGCTCAAACGGATCTTCGTCTGTGCTACCACTGAGGCTCTTCTCTGTCGTTTTAGTACCTCTTCTCTCCAAATCAGCTTTGTACTTCTCGAGCTGCTCTTTGCTTAATGATCTCAGAAACTCTTTGTCAACTTCATTGTCCAAAGCAAGAATTTCAGCCATGAGCGTCACTTTCTCATCAGCTTCATTGAGCTTTGCATCAGCTTCATTGAGTTTGGAATTAGCTTCACTGAGTTTTGCTGTCAGGTCTTTAACCTGCTCTTCCAGTTTGGTTATTTTTTCCTGAAGTTCTACCTCCATGCTTGAATCTGTTTTCTCGTCAATATTTAAAGCAAAGTCAGAAAGAAGTTCAAGAGCTTCTTCAAGAGCCTCAAAGTTTGGTGGAGTTTTATCAAATTCTTTGTAGTGTGCTGCTAGGTGACTGTACACTTTTCTTTTATCTGCAGAAGGAATCTGCACACCACCTATTGCTCCCATTAAAGCAGCCATCGCAGCTCTTACACCATTCCACACAACTGCTCCATCTGAAGGCCTGTGATGTGGTAGCTTGAGATCTGAGAATGTGTTAGGTGGCATCTTTGGTGACCATGCAAAGTGAGAAGCAATCTTTCTCTTTTCTTGATCGCTGAGTTCATCCCACGATTTGTCTGTGAAGTCTTCCAGATTGGGTTTGCTCCAGGGTGTGTTCATCTCAGCTTTCTTATATCCAGACGGGTTGTTTGGGACAGCACCCAAATCAACAAGTTCATCAGTTTTAGACATATTCACCCCCTCATCTTTTAATTCTCCAATAATGCGAGCGTTACTGTCTGCGGGTTCCAAAACAGGAGCAATATGAATTAGCTTTAGATCTGTTATCGAATTATCATCTCTAAGCTGTCCTCTAACCCTGACACTGAAGTAGGTGTTCTCCGGATCCCGTTTTACTCTTTCAGCAATTTCCTTGAGCATTGATGTAAATTGCCAGAATTCTACATCAGCTATTGCTGCCTTCCTCTCTTCATCGTAGAATAGATTGAATGTTGAGCCAACTTTGTCGATGAACCTGTAAGAATGATCCAGTACAAGTGGAACCGCAAAGTAAGCTCTGTTCTCTTCTTCTTTCAGCCTTATTGCATCTTCTACCATTAGCCTGATTTCATCTCCGCTGAAATTGATGCCATTATGTCTGCCCTCGCTTACCGCTATTATTCTTCTTCTCAGTGGTTTATCTTCTGTTTCGCTAAAATCAAAGACATCGGGTATTATTGCATCCTTAGCGGATACTGTTAAATCGACTGTTACTTCTTGCATGAAAGAGTTAGTTTTCAAGGAAAATATAAAGAAAAGTCAGGAAACGTGGAACGCTATAATCCCGTCTTTTGTGTGGTAGTATGCAGGGAGGTAGTGTTCATCATCGTTGAGATGAACTCTTTTGACAATGTCATCCGGAACTTCGATGGAAAATCTACCATCACTTTTTACAACTTTAATTTTGAATGTACCATCACTCATCTTCCCAAAAACTATCGCAATACCATCCTCTACCTTAGCGTTGTATTCAGCCTCTTCAAGAGGCAATCCAGCCTCATGCAAATCTTCTTCGAGGATGTATAGTCTCATCTCTTAACCCTCTTCAACAGGTCTTTTAGGCAATGTTCCGGACACTTATATGCTGTTCTAATTCTCCCGTCACTGATATACAATGCCAATTGAGTTCCGTGCTTCGAGGTGCCCCAGTAAACTTCAGTTTCTTCAAGTCTTCCAATGAGCTTCCCAGTTCTCTTAACTTCTAATATCTCAAATATCTTAAATTTTTCTCGTGATGCATGTCTTACTGCATGTTTAACTCCATTGTGTGTGAAATTCTGATGCAAAGTGTCGAAGGTCTTGATAATCTGCTCCTGCATCTTAATCTTAGCAATTCCAATGAGCATTCTTGATTTCTCATTTCTCCTGAACTTATCAGCCAGATCAGAGATCATTCGTTCTTTTGTTCTCTTGTCCCCGAAGGAGATTGATGCAACATAGCGAGCTCCCTGATCCAAGTACATTTCATCCAACGCTTGCTTCGCCCACTCTTTCTTTTCTCGCTCGTAAACTTCAGCAGGAGTATCATACTTCGGATCATCAAAGAAGGGGATGGGCCGGCATCTGCAGTTAGGCTCCCCCATCACCTTCAAGGCAAGCTGTTCTTCTTCGCTCCCCACCTCGAAAATCTTGCCATGTAATGCTAAATGTTCAGGCCGGGTTCTTTCATCAGCAACAGCTGTATATCTCCACTTCCTTATACCAGCTTGCTTGTACCCTTCAATATGCCCTAAAGCGTATGCCTTCTTTGTTGCTGTCCTAGCAAGCATATTGGCATAAGCTTCAGTCTTGATTGTGACGTTCCGTTTGATTTTCTTTTTAACAAGTTTGAGCTTTCCTGAATATGGAGATACTTGAACTATTTCCCTGTATTGCCCTGCTCTTCTGAACGGTATGCGATCGCCGAAGGTTTTGAGCTTTTCTTGAAGCTGCTGCTTGATCTGCGTGTATGTCAGATTATTCTTTATGCCATCTTCAATTACATCTGTGAGATCCTTAGCAAGGTAGCCAAATGTTTCCTCCAGAATTGGGGAGAGTTCATTAATGACAGCATCAAGCCCTTGAACTCCAATTGATGTGGGTTGGACTGGGAGCTTTAACTGGTCGATTGCCTTCTCAGCACCGGTGTAGTAGCTCATAGCGATGTACTTCGCAAGAATCTCTACAGCCCGCTTTCTAGCTTCAAGGGTTCTCTGCAGAATGAGAGTTTCAAGGACTCTTAGAGCTTCTTCATCAGGGGTTGCAAAATCAAAGATTTCAAATTCCGAGAGCATCTCTAAGCTCCTCTCTTAGTTTGAGTATTTCCTGTCTGAACTCTTCTCTTACGTCAACCGATGCCTTGAGAACAGGTTTCGGAACCCCCTTCTGAGTTGCTAAATCGATTGCTTTTAGTTTCTCTGAGAAGTTCTGCTCTTCATCTTCAGGAACTGGGTAACCGAGATCTTCAAAGAACTTCTTGAGCTGCCCTTCAGTCATGTATTGCACGAGAGGAATCATAATACGAATCTTCTCGAGCTGGTCCTCCGGTGTCAGGTCTTCAAACTGGAATTGTGGTGGCTCAACCCCCTTACCCAACTTAGCTTCAACATATGGTTTGATTAATTGGTCCTCGAGAACTTCAGCGAACAGAGCTCTTTCAGGTCTGATATCTCTTTCAAAGAACTGTAGCTGTATTTCCCCTACACTGCGGTTTGAGGATGTTGATTCTGTGAATGAATCTGCAAATCCCATGGATGCTATGAATTGATCTTCGATGTGTTGCTGGGCCCTTATAACTGCCATCGGATTGCCCTTGGTTTCGAGAATATCAACGTCCATACCCTCTGGCAGGAATATATCGAGGCCAGCTTTCAGTCCCTGCTTGATTTTGTCGATGATCTGCTTGCGACGACCCCACCATTTATCCGGGATTATGAATTTGAGCTTTGGATCCACGTGACGTTTGCCCATTATCGCCTGAGATTTCTCGAGCCCAAGCTTGTTCATGATTACAGTGTAGTTCTCCCGAAGCAACGAAATGCCATCGGGAGAATCGTGGTCAGGGTATCTAGGAATGAAAATCAGTTCGTCAGGCTTGAAGAAAATAGCTTTGTTCTCATGGCGTTTATCCCAGAACTGAGCAAAGCCGATTATATTATCTCCTGTTCCTGCTTTGAGCTCGCTTGCATAATCTGCGTATTCTGTAGATTTAAGAAACTCTTTGAGGTTCCTGACATCATCTTCATTATCCCGGAACACTGTCATTGTTTGCGGGGATACTCGCTTTACCTTGATGAGGTCCTTAGTTTTAGTCTCCCATACTGCCTCTAAGAAGCATCTGCCATAAACAAGCCAGTCCTTGAAGGCAAGGATGAGAACTGTTTTAAGATGGGTTTTGCGTGCCATCTGCCTGACGAGTTCAAGAGCTTTCTCATCTTCGCCAGCAAAGTCGAATGACATTGCGTTCTTTGCCAGTGAGCGAACTATACGAGCGATTTTACCCTGCTTGGCAGCCCATGAGCACCACTTATCCCAGCCACCCTCTGGCTGAAAGTCAGGAGTGTAGACTTGATCTGCAGAAGCTTTGTTTGCGAGCAGAGATAGCAAAGTATCTGCTGAGAGGTTGAAGAACTCATTTGTCTCTTTCAGCTCTACAGTTTCTCGCTTGAAAATATCGAATACACCCATGTTCTGATTGTCTTTAGGGGATAATAAAAAGCAAAGTCAGGAAAGATTATTTAACTAGTTTTTAAATTAAACCATGGACCCGGAATTGAAAGAGTATCTAAATAAGCAGTTCAAGATTTCGGAAATAATGACTGCAGGCTTTACATTTATATCCATAGGTTTTGCTTTTATGCTATTAGGTGTAGCTTTGTTTTTTGCTGGGGAATATTATTCGTCTAACATTATTGCAGGGGTCTTAGCAGCTTTTGTTGGATGTCTTTTATACATCATGGCCGAGCCACTAGCTGAAAGAGTGCTTAAAAAAGATTAGAAGAAGTCCCAATCTGCTTCATCCGGTAGGGCCGAGTCTGCAGCATATACACCCAATGCCAAAGCAATTACGCAATCATCATAGAGACCAGAGCGAGCTTCCATCTTAATGCCGGTCCTTGTCAGCTGATACTCAAAGAACTGCAGCTCCTTAACAAGTTCCTCAATATAAGGATACTTTACCTCTCCATTTTCTATAGCTGCCTGCAACCTCTGGATCAACTGGACCTTAGACTTTGATGTGAAGACGTAGCCTTCAGCTCCGATATCCTGCAGATCCTCAAGTACGGGATCCCCAACACCACTCGAGTCGATCAATACTTTGGCATAGTTGAATCGCTTGTACAGTTCCTTCAACTTCATGATAGTTTCAGCATATGGCCTACGGTTGAAGCGCTGGAAGTGGACCAGTTTGAATGGTATTTCTGTAACATCGAGGACTATGATAACAGTGTAGTCCTGATACTTTGCCAGATCGCAACCGATGACATATAACCTGCCTGACTCTCCCTTATCCTGAAAGTCGATATTTGCAACATTCTTCTGAATATCCTGCCACCTGAATACAGCATTTTGATCCTCAACGAACTCTGCAAGGTATTCAGTTCGGAAGATTATTGAATTCTCTCCGTATTCTTTCTTCTTTTTCTCGATGAATTCTCGTGAAATGTGTGGATTCACAGTTGAAGGGAAGTGGTAGCTGCTATAGTCCTCGAATTCCTCAGATTGGCCCTTCAGATAAGAATCATAGAAGTGGTTTTTCCCGAATGGTGTTCCTATCTTGATCCAGGATCCGTTAACATCTGCAAGCATCGGCTCGACAACCTGACTGATAACCTCATCAGAAATGTAAGCGGCTTCATCCAATATTACCCTATGTGCTTTATGGCCTCTGAGGTATTCGGGCTTTGTTGTTGATCTTGCGTGGATCTCACTGCCATTTTTGAATATGATTTTGGAGAAGGGAGTTTTGTATATTCTTTCGACAAGGTGGACCATTATCGATTTTGATAGCAATGTTGTTATTTCCCAGAACATTATGTTTGCCTGGTTGTATGAGGGGGCAAGGATAAACTGAATGCTATCAGGATGTGTTATTGCGTAGTGGTTTGCTGAGAATGCCATGGCTTTTGTTTTTCCGAATCTTCTGCCTGCCACTATAGTTATGAATTGGTGACTGTCATGGAGGATTAACTCCTGAGCTTTGTGAGGTTCATGGTTGAGGAAGATCTGAGTAAATAATACAGGGTCTTTTAAAACTTCTTTGCGTTTTTTCTTATTTATATTCTCAAAGTCAAGATCAATCATTCTTCTAATGTCTCGTTAATCCATCTCATCAATTTAGAGGTTGGGTCTTCTATATTCCCAGCGATCTCATGTTTTAGTTTAATTGCTCGAAGCATAGTATTGGCACAGACTTCAAGGCTTCTCGCTTTCTTCTCTGGGTCTATTGTCATGACGTATTTCTCCATCCTCGCTATAGTTGCATCAAGGGTTTTAATCTCATCTACAACTTTATCTGCTCCTTCATCGAGTTGCTGTTTTACCTTCTCGTATTTCTCCACGCCAGCTTTGATAAAATTGAAGTGCTTCTTGTGGCGGTAGATGTTGTTCTTGTTGAGTTTGAGTTCCGGGAATTTTGTAATGATCTCGCTGTAGGACCTACCTTCAATCAGCATTTTATTAATCTCCTCAAGATGCTCTGATTTGCAAATTTTGCAGCGAGGATCTATCAATCGAAGATTGTCATCACTTTCATCGTTTAGGTTACGCATGGTTACGCATTCATCGGATGAACTTTAAAAATGGGAGTCAGTTTCAAAACAATTAAAATATTTCTAATAGTGGAAATAGATATGTCTGATAGTCTACTGGAGACCGGACAAATAATTGCAATAATAGGATTATATTTTAATATAATCGGAATACTTATCGGTGCGAGGACATTCTCAAAAATATTATTCAATCTAAACCAAAGTACGGGGGAGCTTGTATTCACAATCGTTACTGGAATTTTGGCAATTGCAACTGGTAGTACTCTAATGCTCTTTCTACCCGATTTTGATTTTGTTGAGTCTGCTTTTCTTTCTTTTATTTTTGCTGCGTTAATATTAGTATTTGTATTTTATATACAGCGGTACAAGTATTTATCAGAGATTTTAGCCATCATTTTTATTGTTACTGGCTTTCTATTGCAAATTATTGCAATAACTCAAAAATAGAGATAAAATTAGGAATTTTTAATAAAATCAGAAAGAAGAAACCTCGCCCTTGGATCCCTGAGCTCCCTCATCTTTCGCATGATTAACTTGTAAAGTTCGGGATTTAGTCTTGCAATCTGCTTTTCCCAACCAAAGTGAGAAGTACAAGTCATGCAACCAGATCTCTCGACCTTCTCATAGAGCGGGTTCAGCGGGATTGAGTTCTCTTCAATAAACCTCCAGACTTCGTAGGTACTCCAATACGCAATTGGATAAACGAACCAGTAACCCTTCTTCCTCACGAAATGCCAATCCCCATACCTTATTATGAGCCATTTCCTCTGATAGCTCTCATCCCAAGTTAAGCCTGCCATTGTTGCTTCTATCCCAAGCTCCTTGATTTTCTCCTTCAAGGGCTTCTCTTTCATGTAGTAACAACATCGTGGAGTTCCAGGAGTTTTGTATCCATTTTTCATCTTGACCTTGCGGGGCCAAGGAAAGCCATATTCTCTAACACACTGCCAGAATGTCTTAATCGGCTTGACTTCTATTAAATTGAGATCCCACTCCTCTGTAAGCTTACGAGCGAATTTTACAGTTTCAGGAAATTCAACGCCTGTATTTGCCCAGAGAACTGGAATATCTGGGTAAACTTCTCGTGCAAAGTAGAGAACTAAAACACTGTCTTTTCCAAAGCTGCATGAAACCGATAGTTTATCCCCGAACTCTTCGTATGCTTTCTTGATTAATCCCCTTGTGTACTTTATTTTCTCCTCATAACTTACCTTGACTCTCTTGTCAAATTCTTCAAAATTCAAGGAGAACCGCCTCTTCTTTTCTTCTTCCAGGATGGCTTATACGATGAGCAGGGTATAGGAAAGTCAATATCTACCCACGTCCCAGGACCATGTGGAGCATCTCTGCTGTAACAACAAGCTATCCCTCTAACGATTATTTTTGCTTTTGAACATGTCCTGCAGCGTTGATCAAACTCTCGAAGTTTAGTCTGGATTAGAACCACGCTCCTTATCTCCATTCCTACTAACAAGATCAAGAACAAGCAACCTAACAACTTCAGCAGCTTTATCCTCACCAACATAAGGTGTGATTCTGTCCCTGAAGTTCTCGATTTCAGAAACTATCATAGCTCTTTTGTCGGGTAATCTCTTCTCAATAATCTTGTAAACATCTGAATGTCTTGTAAGATTGAGTCTTTCACGAATATCCTCAAGAAAATTGTAATCTTCTAACAATATATCCAGAACCTCATAGAAATGTTGCTTTCCATGTCGTAATGCTATTTCATTTAAAATTGGTTGCTGGTAGTTTTTGATTCTTTGGAGATTAGATTTAAATTTTGTTAACAAAATATTAGAATTTGTTAACTTGTTAACATGTTCCGAAGAAGTACCTGTTAACTCCTTACTGAATCTTACCGAATTTTTCTCCTTCTCCACACTACTCATATTTTTATCTCCTCTCTGAGTTTTTATCTCCAAACTAAGATATATACAACTCAGAGGTAACTATATCCAAATTTTATTACATTGACACGGTAATTTCTGAAAATTTTTATTAGTTCTATGAATGATTTAATCAGCATTAAGTTGGGGATACTTTCGCAGATTTTGTTAACAGTTAACAGCTTGTTAACAGGATACTTGTTAACAGATTTTGGTATTCTGTTAACAGAATAAAAAATAAGGTATAGGTTCAAGGTTATAACCTCCTGTGTATTCTGACCATGTCCTCTATCTCTTCCTCGAGTCTGTCAATTCTAAGCTGAAGGAAAGTATCATAAGCCTCTCCTACGCTGCAGAACTTATCAACGTGAGTCTTTGCCTGATTTCTGATAGACCTGATTTCTTTGAGAATTTCGAGTTTGATTCTGATTAGTTCTGTCTGGTTCATGCTCCCTCCAGTTTTTTGAATCTGATAACCATAAACTCCATATCCCTGTACTTGCTACCGTATTTTTTACGAAACCAGTATAACATCTCATGAAAACACTCGAAACCATCTCGTTGAGCTAATTCATCAAGATTTTGTCTTAAATGCTGGAATGGTTCAAGATAATCGTTGTATAGTTTTTTAAAAGACGCTAATTTGAAAATTTCAACCAGTTCAGCATCAAACAGCTTCTCACACTGCTTAGTTCTTTGCTTCCAGTAGATTTGCAATCTTTTGGCGTTCTTTATCTGATTGTAACGTTTCTCAGAATATGGCCTAATTGTCTGGTCTTTTTCTCCTGAAAGTAGCTTATCTTTGAACATGCTGAAAGAAATGGCAACCATTAATCAACCTCCAGCTTCATCTGCGTTTTCGGAATCCATTTCAAACCTCTATTAGTCTCAATAAGCACCTTATCCTCATTAACATCTTTTTTCTCGATGATTAACAGACTGCAAATGTAGAAACCCTCTGGAAGCTCTACTTTACCCCTAACGTCTGAAGAATCTCTGACTTCTTCAAGCCAGAATATGCAAGGTGTGTCGCATTCAAATTCATACCCTTGAGACTCAGCTTCTAACTTTGCTTTGCACTTCATTCCTCGACCTCAATTCTCGGAGCAACAATATACTCAACTGTAGCTTTCTCGTCAATATCAAAGATGAGCCATACAGGATAGTTAGTTCCTAATTTTACTGTCAACTCGTTACCATTTTGAGCGACCTTGGCTACTTCTTTCATATATTCAATCGAGAACATGCTCTTCGCTTTTGCTCTGTTGAAATCCTTCAATTCACTTCCGTCTAAACTGAAAGTGATTTTATCTACATCCCCTTCAGCCTCAATGCTGAATTCTTCTTTAGAGCTGTTGAATGTCAGTCTGTCATCAATTTTCTCACATACCTGAACAGCTTTCTTGAACTCTCCTGCATCAAAGACAATTTCAGCCGGCAATTCGAGACTTGGTATTTTAGGCTCTTTCTTTATTGCTGAAGGATCTATTAAGCTTGATGAATACTTAGTATTTCCGTTTTTGACTACCAGACTCTCATCTTCTGTCCACAAATCTATAAGCTCATCTTTCTTAGCAGATTTGATAAAATCGTAAACTCTATTGACGTCAACCCCTATCAATTCCTCGTCTTTGTTGATCTTGTAAGCCTCAAAAGAGTCCTTCGGAACGTTAGCAATCACCATGGCAACATTAGCAGGGTCAACAGCCCTGACGTGCATTCCTTCTTCATCGAATCTGAATCTTGCTTCTTCTACCAATATGTGCAAACCCTTCAGCACGGTTTTGAGGATTTCAGATTTCAGAATAACGTTCATTCTTAATCAACTCCTCTCAATCCTCTCCTTAATCAAATCCATCAACCAGCATTCCCTCACGCAAAAATATTCGGGAAAAAATACACCCTTACAATTGACGCATGGGCTGAAGCTCTCTATCATTCAGAACCTCCTACAAGCATCCTCATCGGCTTCAGATCCTTGACAGGAATAGCATAAGCAGGACTCTTGATGTCAGTCCGGATTGGGTATTTCTTTATCTTAGTTGCTGGAAGCCATCCAATCAAAGCAAGCTGTGTCCCCTTCTTGTTGATGCCGGCGAAAACAACAATGTACTTGTGATTGTCTTTGTCTTCGTACTGCTGCTTGTTGTAGAACAGCTTAAATCCCTCATCTGGCTGTAAGGGATTGTTGATTCTTGCAGTCTTGACTTCAACAGTAACCCTCTTTCCCATGATTTCGATTATAAAGTCATCGTTGCCGTTCAGGGATGTGTAATTTCTTCTCAGAGGTGTATGTATTATCGGAATCATCGCATCCCTACAGAATATTTCGAAGGCTATCTCTCCAAACTTACCAGCCATGTGCTCGAACAGCCCACCACCAAAACGGGGCCTGTAACCTTGTTTAAAACTGTCAGCAACAATATGCCAGGCATGCCATGCAGCATCCTGGGCAAACTTATCATCCATCGGGATAGAAACGGGATCAGGCATCTTCACCCTCCTTGAGCCTGTAAAAACCTCTACCACTGTTATTTCTATAAAAATCAAGCCAGTCACGCTGAGATTTTAAGTAACTGGATAGCCTGCGTGGTGATACGTTATATTTCTTGAAGATTCCATCAAGTATTTTTGACAACTCTCTGCAGGTCAGTGGTTTATTGCCATTCTCTCTGAATATCTTCTTTATCGCTTTGTTAACGTCCTCTTTCTTCCCATTTGACCATGCTTTACTCATTTGCCAACCTCCCGGGAAGATACTATTTTCCAGCACTGTTTTGCAATTTCAAGCAGAGTACCATCGTCCAGCCCGTATTCTTTCTTAATCCTGTCAAAGAATTGTTGTAGGGGTTTGATGACTTTACCATTTGAGTAAGAATTATAGTAAACAGCGAGATGTTTCTTATGACTTAACAGCATCTCAGGAGCTATTTTATTCAATTCGTCTTCGTAGCTCATTGTTTATCCGTCCTTAACTCCAAAACGCTTTTAGGTATCCAGAGTTCTCGTTTGTTGTGAGTATCCAGCATCTTGACTTTCATGGCTTTCTCAGTTTCAGCTATGACTTCTATGGGAAACCACAGTCGAGGTAATCTATTCTTTGAAGCAAACCAACCTTCAACTTTGATCATCATACAATGTCACACCTCTTCTCCCTCTCTTGAGATTGAACCTCCCTGTAAACCTGATGAGGTCTTTGATTGCAAATTCTCTGTTTGCCTCTGCAAGTTTTCCACATTCGGCGACGTGACGAAGTGCATTTTCAGCTGCCTGTGGAGAAAAAAGCCCGAACATTGTTCCGGAGTAGAAAGCCCATGTATATACTGTAAAAATTAGTTCCTTACCAGAATATTTGTCTTCAAATATTTTTACAGCATCTTTATACGAAACATTATCTCTGAAAATCTCTGAAACAGAAATCATACATTCTGCAGCGTCTTCATCTGACAGCCTTAACACCTTAAAGAACGGTTTCTGGTCAATCATTGTTTCATCCTCTTCATCGCTTCCCATTCCTCATCAAGTCCCTGCGAGCAAAATAAAAGAAGATGAGGTTTCGTTGATATTTTACAAGCGTATTTACACCTCTTGAAGTAATAAGGAGCGCAGAATATCAGCGGTAAGCCATGCTTCTTACAGATTTCATTCTGTATCATCAGGAACCTCCAGACCAGCTTCTTTCAGCTTTTCCTCTATCTTCTGTAGAACTTCTTCGTAATCCTGAGCGTCAGCCTCGTTAATTGCGTCAAAAATCTCAGCAAGCTTCATGATTTACCTCTCTGATAACAGCTCCGCAGTAGTCGCAGATTGCTACACCCTGCACGTACTGAACAACACCTTCGTGACAGTAAGGACATGAAGAACCAGCACAGTTGCACATTTCAGTCATCCTCCAGCTTAATCTCATATTTCTCGCAAAACTCCCTGAACTTCTTTATCCACCAATCATAGAGTATATCGAGAGAATTTGAAAGAGAATCCAAGTCATCATCTTCCTCGACTACAAGATAGCCAGCTTCTTGCAGCTCAATTGCCATTAAGCCAGTGTCTTCACACATAATCGTCACCTTCTGATAAGAGTAAGCGGGTGTCCTTCTTTGAGCTCACAATCATCAAAGAGATCAGCAATTAGCCGCATAAGATATGTGATATGACAGTCGTTGACTTTCAGCCCAATGCTATCACAGAAGAACTTCACATCTTTGCTGCTGTTTTTATCTTCAAGCAATCTGTGAATCTCGTTTAGCTTACTTACCGGCCTGCACGTGAGAATCGTGTACTTACCATTAGAGTTCTTATGCCCTAAAATGAATTCATCGTTAATTATACGATAAGACACCTTATCAGTCAGCTCTTTCCATTCTACATCATCATTTACAGCGATTTTACCGTATTCTATAGATACTTCTTTGTCTTGCTCAAATTCCCTCTGAACGCTCTCACTGTATGCATCTCCTGCATCACCGATTACTTGTTCATCAGCTTGTTCCGGCTCTGTTGGTTCTTCTTCTGTTTGCTGCTCCTCTGACTCCTCTTCAGAAATGACCTCTTTTTTAACTTGCTCAAATAATTCTATATCTGCTGGTTTATACTCAGTTTCCTCTACAAAAACAACATCGACTTCGACATAGGTCTCTTTATCTCGAATTCGAATCTCGTCTGCAATTTTTACGAGTAAATTAAGCTCTTCAAACTTGAGTTTAGGAAATTCTATTGTTTTCAATATCCCTACAGAATTGTCCATTTCAACTAACATAGCTAACCCTCCTGCAGAGCCTCACCGCTTTCGCCGGTTTTGGTAAATAGGAGGTGAGTCAGAAACACCGGTTGGAGAGTGATAGGATGACCGACCGAAGAACCGGCTGACGGCGGGAAGTTCAAAAACCTGTGGCGGCGGTGGGCTTCTGGTTGCTTGACCCAGACTTCAACATTAGAATTAAAGTCATCACACCATTCGAAAGTTTTAGTAAACCCCTTATTTCTGAGAATTACTTCCATTAAACCGAGTGGTGTCGGAACTTTGATGTTGTAGCCAGCATTGAGTATATTATCACACAGCTTTGACAGATTGCCCTTACCTGGTTGTTTGCTGACTATGAATGAAATGTAAATGCTGTCATCTTTCTTCCAGAGCCAGCCGTCAAACTTGTCGCTTGTGAATCCGATTGCCTTAGCAAAATCGCTGTCAAGTTGGATGATTCCGTCTTTCACAAAAATCACCCGATGATTATCTGTTCTTCTGGACGATAGGGTTGATAGTATCCCGACAGCCTGCCAATCTCTCTGGTAAGTGATTGCTTCACTGCCTCAATGATGTTAGATTCGTGACTCATTTCGAGAGCTGCGAGCTTTGTTCTTGCATCCTCGAGGAGTCTCAAGCATTCAGCTGCGACAATTATTTTGCGTGAGTTTTGCATAAATCAGACCTCCACAATAGATTTAATCCGTTTCTTGACTTCTTCGATTTCTTTCTGTCTTTCTTCTTCTGATTTGTATGGTTTTCTGCATTCCATTATCAATGCGTCAATTTTTCCTGCAATTGCTCCAAGCTGTCCTGCAATCTGGTTTTTTCTGCCAGTTAAGATGTTATTGTTGACTAAGACTCTCATGGCACCATTGATTGCAAGTTGTGCTTCTTTCAATTCAGCAAGAAAATCAATAAGCGGTGAACCCTCATACTTGCATTTATCGCAGAGTTTAACACCATCATAGCGAACAATCCAGCCGTCAGGATCTAAGACACCAGTAGTTTCTTCTGTCTTGCTGCATAGAAGGCATTCGTGCTTCATGATTAACACCTCACAGAATTCATCAATCGCTTCCAGCAATCAAGGCAGATGCAGAAATGCTCATCAGTTCCGAGTAGCTTTCGAACTTCGAGTTTAGGGCAAAGAACGCATTTGACGAGTCTAAGAACTGGCATAGCTGCTCACCTACCTCTCGTAATCATCGCATATGTGGTGGGATAGCTGTGCTTTATGCAGAGAGAGCCTCTCAGGAAAGTGCAGGAAGCGCAGCACTTAGCTGGCTGGAAGTTTGGCGGTATCATTTCGATTCCTCCTGCAAAAAAGCCTCTCTCAGCTTTGCATCGACTTCTCTGATTTTACTGATAATTTCATCGGCATCTTTGCCGTTATAAGAAATAGTCCATCCGTAGCTTCCCTTCTGCCCCCTCGCCAGCTCGACTTTTAACTCAGGGGGCTTTGGATGGGTGAAGTGGTCGTGTCTGATTGCTTCTTTGAAAGAATATGTCTTGTTCTTCATCTCCCCTCGACCCCCAGCTTGTCGATGAACTTTGAAAGAATATGTCTTGTTCTTCATCTCCCCTCGACCCCCAGCTTGTCGATGAATTTCCTGACCTCTGGAATATGTTCAAAGACAGACAGCAGTTCTTTGATTTCTGTAAGGCACATCTTGATAGTTGGTAAATCGCTGGAATCAATCCTCAGTGATTCGTAATTGCCTAAGTTGATTGTAAAACCGATTCTCATTATTCAACCTCTCCTGATTCATGATAAAACGCTCTCAGACAATCAGGGCACTCTGGAACATCGCTTTCAAACTCACAACCGCAATAAGGGCAAATCATCGCTATTCACTCCGAATCCCAGACCTCGCAATCTCCATCAGCATCAATGAATGATTTTGGCAAAATTACATGACCGTATGGCATGCGAAATCTGATGTCTGAAACCTGTTTATTTGGCATCACTCCTCAGCCTCCTTACTGACTGCAAATTCCTGTAAGCTTGCATTGGCAGGAGAAACATTCAGATGAAATTCTTGGTTCAAGTGGAAGTGCTCTGCAACTTCTTTCAGGTCTGTTTTTAGGATAAGTTTGCCTTCGAACTCCGGTTCAACGAACTTGAAAGTTATTTTGTAAATTTCTACTTCAAAATCGTCTTTATCGAGCTTCTGAGACTTGTCAATTGCTTTAACTCTCATAACAGCGTTTTTGATTAGCATTGCTCCCCAGCCTCCTCATGGAAAGTGAAAATAAAATCAGTAAGTTCGAAGCTGTGCTTGAGATTTAAGATCGCATCAATCAGATCGAGCAATTCAGAGTGTTTATCGAATTCGAAATCAAAATCGATCATAGCACCGACTTTCATTCTTCAGCCTCCTGTCTCGGCTTCTTATTGCCAAACAGAGACTTGTAGAGGTCGATGTCATACAAATCACGTGTCTCATTGTCGCACCTCAGAAACAGCTTCTTTTTTCCCCTCCCCGTGGGGGTTTTCGACAACTTGGTTGACCGAACGCTCTGGTTTTTGCAGGTAAACTACTATTCTGTCGCCTTCGATGTCCCACCAGAGTTCGCTTCCAAATCGCAATCCAAAGTGCTCAACTATAAATTTAGGAATTGTCGAAAAATGTACTCCTGTGTCTGTTTTCTTCTGTAATTTTGTTTTTTGCATCTATCTGGTCACCTCACAGGTTATACTCATGGTAACCTTGTAGGTAACCATAATATATAAGTATTTTGGTTGGTTACTTCAAAGTAACATTATTAGGTATATTGTAGGGTGAAGCATATGGCTGAGATAGAATTGCTGCAGAAAGATAAGCCGAAAATTTATGTCACTATGGATGGTTTTACTATAGATAAAATCAATGAGTTATTACTTACTAGAGACTTCAAGTCGGTTTCTGCACTTGTTAGAAAAGCTATAGTCAATCTCTATAAAGACTACGAAGTTCAGGGCAAACTCAAACCCACACCTGCAGAAGAAATAGCCAAAGAAATTGAGCAAAAGAAGCACAAGCCAATCAAGGAGACAGATGCGGGAGAGGAGGTGATCAGGTGA